ATTTTGGTGCAGATACAGAGACAGGTAGTCAGTACAACGGTGAAGTGTATGCACCACGTAACATAGGAGAGTAACAATGTCAGAGGTGGAAAGTTTATTGAGAAGAGTACAAGCAGCAGAAGATAAGCTAGAAGCTATCCAAGACAGGATAGATAGATTAGAGAGACTAGTGGAGATACTCAGGAAGGAGAACAAATGATACCAACAACACTTAGAGAATACATATGGTTCATGCATCACTGTGATATAGTGTGGACACCCAGCAACAAAGAAGAGGAGCCACCATTTTAATGCAACCAGGAACTCAGATTATTATACCATTCGTCCTAGCCTACATTGGAGGCTTCATATATTTTTTAGTAAAAGGTTATCGTAATGCTGATGACAAAAGAAAAGACAATATTCAAACAAGGTAAAAGCTACACAGTAAGAGATGTAGTAGTAGAATACTGGGGTTCAGACTCTTTCCGTAAGCTAGGCTCTGCATCTCAGAAGGATTACTACGACTGTCTTATGGTTATAAATGATGACATAGGTGACACAAGCATGAAGAGATTAAGTGTGTCTTTAATGCAACAGTGTTACATCACATGGCTAAAGAGAGGTGAGTATGTAAAGACAGGTAAACTAAGTATATACAGAGCTAACAAGATAGCTGCCATTATGTCTATACTTATCAACTGGTCTAAGAAGAACGGCATCAATATAGAAAACCCTATGCCACTGGTAGAGAAGACACCTAACCCACAGCGTACAGTAATGTGGGAACCAGAGCAAGTAAACCAGTTCCTAACTACAGCGTACAGCGAGTGGAAGTGGCGTAGCATTGGCTTGATTGTACAGATGGCTTACGAGTGGGGGCAGCGTGTAGGTGACATGCGTATGCTTACGTGGGCAGCTATCAACTTCGATAAGAAGCGTTGTGACTTAGTGCAGAGCAAGCGTGGAGCAGAGGTACACCTACCTATCAGTGACACATTGATGCATGTACTCAAGCAACAGCACGAAACGTTTGGCTTCCAGGTTTTAGTAGCACCACAGGTGCAGCCTAGTGATGGATCGTACAAGCCCTACAGTAAAGAGATGCTTCACGTCCACGTCAATGCAGTACTAGAGGCAGCAGAACTACCTAACTATCTCACAGCTATGGACATGAGGCGTACAGCTATCACTGAGATGGTAGAAGCTGGTGTAGATATAACACAGATCAAGCAAGTAAGTGGACACACTAATATAAATAGCTTGACTCCTTACATCAAACACACTTACACTGGTGCATCAGAAGCACTAGCCCAGCGCCAAGCATTCAAGGATAAGAAATAATGTTTATAGATATCAATAGCTTAGATATATCTGAAGGTCAGACTATCAGACATGACTGCCCTAGATGTAAAGGTAAGAATACTTTTACTGCTACCAAACGTAATGGCTGCATAGCTTACAACTGTTACAAGATATCATGTGATGTAGGAGGTTATGCTAACACAGGTATAGCAAAGGATGAGCTAGAGCACTATCTAGTAACGCCCCTGATCGAAACAGGTAATATAAACAAGAGGTTAGAGCACTTTGTTTATCCAGAACACGTAACGACTGATGTAAGTAACAAATATATAAAAAGATTTCGTATGCGCTGGGTGGGCGAGTACGCAAATCCCTTAGAAAACATAGAGTTACTGTACGATCTTAAAGATAAACGTGCAGTGTTTCCTATCTATAATGATGGACTTATCGTTGATGCAATAGGTAGAGCACTGGATGGTAAGCAACCTAAGTGGTTACGCTACGGTGGTGCAGCAGAGTATGCTAAGTATTGCTACGGTGAACCTAACGGTATCTACATTGTAGTAGAGGACGTAATCAGTGCAGTAACAGTCGCAAAGGTATACCCAGATGTCACAGGTTTTGCTTTACTAGGTACAAGTCTGACCGATGCACATAAAGAATGCTTGAGTGACAACGCTGCCTATGTTATGGTTGCGCTTGATCCTGATGCACTAAGAAAGACTTTGGTTATGCGTAAGGAAATAGAAGCGTGGTGTGACATACCTACAAGAGCAATAAGATTACGTGACGATGTAAAGTATCAAGACCCAGAAGATATAGAACATATAGGAGAATGGATACATGTTGCAGAAAAGTCACACAAACAAACAAAACCCAATGGCGAAGGAGGTAAGACAATCAAAGTATAGACAACAAGTAGTACCCGATAAAAAGAAATCTAAACCTCAACGTAAAGATAAACATAAAGGAGCAAGACATGATGTCTCAGGAGATTAACCCAACAACAGGTAAGCCATACTACTATCAAGAGGGTAACAGTGCAGAGATACAAAGAAAGAGAAACGTAAAGAGTAACCCTAATCGTATGTATGTCGATGGTAAATATATTAAAGAGTCACATCCTTTACATAAACCTGGCAGATATATATCTCGTGGTGATGCCAACTTTGATTCACTACAGAAAGATAAGAAAGTAAAAGAGGGCTACGTCTACGTTATTACTAACCCAGCTTGGCCTGAGTGGGTAAAGATAGGTTGTGCCGTTGATGCACAGAATAGATTTAAAGACTACCATACTTACTCACCTATGCGTGACTACCAGTTAGTGCACACCATTACTACTCCTGACAGAGAAAAAGCAGAGCGTGTAGCTCACAAGGCTGCTGCTATGTGTGGTGAGAGACAAGGTGAGTGGTTTAAGATAGCAAGTGAAGAAGCTGTGACAATATTGCAACACATAAAGGAAACTGAAGATGAACAAAAAAGAGAGTCAACTAACTAAAGATATCTATCGTATGATAAGAACTCTCAGCGCAAAGACGCTATCTGAAACTCAACGTAAAAGTATTGAGGAGGACGTAGCGTACAAGCAGAAGAAACTACAAGATCATATGGGCGTAAAGACTTTCATACGCCCTATGAACAACATGGAACGTAAGGCAGCAGCAGAGAAAAGGAAAGCTAATAACTATGATTGATGTAACACTTATAGATAGCATGGGTAGTGACCTTACTGTAGTGAACGCTGCTCGTGTTAGCTTTAACAAGAAGAGCGATTGGGATGAGGACAACACACTTACAGTAAGTGACAGTATCCTTATATCATATTTAGCAAGGCATAAACATATGTCACCCTTTGGGCATTGCTTTGCTACCTTCCATGTTAAGGCTCCTATCTTTGTAGCCAGGCAGCTAGTAAAGCATAAGTTCTTACGATGGAACGAAGTAAGCCGTAGGTATGTAGATGAGAAGCCTGAGTTCTATGAGCCTGAGACATGGCGTGGACGTAGTTCAGATAAGAAGCAGGGTTCTAGTGATACGGTGGTTGATATGTTGCACTGGATAGTTGAAGACCCTTACCTTTCCATAGAAGGTCACACACAATACGATGACGTAATGAATACACCTAGTAAATGGACATCAGATGTATACAACTCAGTTCGTGATCTTTATAATGCTATGATTAATAGTGATGTAGCACCAGAGCAAGCACGTATGGTGTTGCCACAAAGCACCATGACTGAGTGGTATTGGTCAGGTAGTCTTGACGCATTCTCAGATATGTGTACACTTCGATTGAAAGAAGATACACAGTATGAGACTAGAGTTGTGGCTAGAGGTATAAGTTTAAGTATGCAAGAACTATATCCTAAGTCATGGAAAGCTTTACAGGAACTTGATAGGTAGTACACTATGAGAAGATATAAAGAAGTAAAGTGTCTTATATGCGAGGAATACTTTGACACAACTAAGTACACATCATGCCCAAAGGAATCATGTAAGTCAGTTCAAGATGGTTGGGAAGATGAAACGTCAGCACAAATACAACAAACAAGCAGAGGATTTAACAGGTGAGCGAACAGTATTGTACAACAAAAGGATTAGGGTGGGCATTTCTGACATGTATATTTTTTATACTAGGTGTACCAGTATTAATGTGGTTAGCAATAGAGGGTTCAGATTGGTACGAGATATTTAAAATGATGAATCCCATTTAAGGAGAATGATATGGAACATGGAGAGTTAGCTTTACTTAGAACTTTGATGGACAAAGACTTCTATGACAGCAACAAGGGGATACACACACCAGACAAACTGTTTACTAAAGATGTACGCAAGGTCAAAAGAACAATAGATTACGCTATGAGTCAGTTCGATAAGGATCTAAACTTCTCAGAGTTAGAGGGGTTGTTCTTCACACGAGAGACACTGACTACAGCTAACAAAGAATCCTACAAGAGATTGTTTGATAAGCTACGGCAAGAGAAGCCTATGAACCAAGAGGTAGCTCAAGAAGTTATGTCTAGCCTATTTCAACAGGTAGTAGGTGAAGAGGTAGCTAACTTAGGTTTTGATTACGTGAATGGTGAGAAGAATACACTGGAGCCACTGCGTAACATAATAACAGACTATCAAGATAACTTCCTGCCTAACTTAAAAGTAGAGTGGGGTGACATATCTATTGACAATCTGTTGGTTGCTAATGAGATACAGTCTAAG